GACAGTCCTGCTAAAATCACAAACAATGCTCCTAAGACATCTGTAGGACAGATTGGTGATTATGCAGTTGTGTTTCAAACTGTAGGCGAAGATGCTTCATATACAACTGCAAATGACTTAGCAAGAATATATTATAAGTCACCAGGCAATGGCGGAATTGCAGGTGGCGCGACGGCTGTTGCTGCAGGTCAATGGGTGTTGGTCGGATCTCCAGAGTGGAAAGCCAGTTGGCCTGTGGTCGCTGAAACAATTTCATCAGTGACAGGAACATTATTGATTAATAATGTTCAACTAGGTGCAGCCTTTGTCGGCGCTACCGCTGCACAGGTAGCCACACGTATTCAACAAACCGCAATTGAGGGAATCACAGCACAGGCAATAGATGGCAGACTATACATTTATTCTAACGGATATACCTCTGATACTGCAGACAGTACACTCGGCCAAGGTAATGTGACTCTAACTGATGGTACTGGAGCATGGGCTATAACTGTAGGAGCAGGTTCGGCATCTATTGTTGGTACATATCTTGCACCTAAACTACAACAATCTCCACATACTTCAGTACCCGCATATAAGATTTCAGAAAATGCAGGCACTGTAAATGGCGTAGCGACTGGCAGCGTATGGATCAAGACCACTGAGCCCAACAACGGTGCTCGTTGGAGAGCCAAGCGTTGGAGTTCAGCTACTGAATCTTGGGTAGCAGCAGATGCTCCTATCCATGCATCTACAAATGCAGCACTATACTATCTTGATCGCAGTGGCGGTGGTACAAATATTTCAGCAGATGCATTATTTGTACAAAGTAATGCACAAGAAAACAGCGGGTTTGATGCTAGCCCAGAAACCACAGAATTTCGCACATGGTATCGACATGCTGCGGCAAGTGCCAGTACTGTTATAACTTCGAACATCATCAAAGCCAGCACATTTACTGCGAGTGCTACACTGGTGTTTACACTGGCTGAAAGCATCGTCGGACAATTGGCATTAGATACTGCTAAAACTATTTCTCTGTCATCGGGCAACACAGTACCTAACGCCCCTGCAGGTAACTCCAGCGATGCAGACAAACTTGCAGCAGCAATAAATGCCGCAGGTTTTACAAACATTGCAGCTTCTGTGATAACTATCAGCACTACTTCTGCTAGACTAGTAATTACACATACCAAAGGCGGTGATTTTAGACTTACAGATTCCACAGGAACTCCACTGTCAACACTGTTTACTCCTTATAATCTCAAAACCAGAGCAGGTACAGAAAACTTATATAGTATGTCACTGGGCAGCGGCACTGCAGGAATAGAAGATCTTGCTACAGGAGCATCTCAAGACTACCTGGCATCAGGATGGAAACCACTAGCTGCTGAAGATCCAAGATTTGCAGCTGGTCCAGATGCACCGTTGAACGAGCCATCAGATCAACAATTGTGGTACAATCCTAACTTTGCTGATGTGGATCTAATGGTTCACAACGGTAATACATGGGTGGGCTATAGACACAGCTCAGCACCCTATTATGAAGCTGCCACAGCCACTCTGAGAACAGGGTATCTACCTGTGGTAGCTGCCAGCAATCCTTATGTATCTGGAGTTACTGTCACAGGCGATCTATGGATCAGCACTGCTGACCTAGACAATTACCCAACAATTTACAGATACAACAGTAACTTAACTGACATCGGTGATGCTACACTGCGTTGGGAATTAGTAGATAAAACAGATCAAACTACAGAAGAAGGTGTGTTGTTTGCAGATGCTCGATGGAACATCTCAGGCACAGGCACAGCACAATCCACCCTCGAAGACCTCATTACCAACAACTTCTTGGATCCAGATGCACCTGATCCTGCACTGTATCCCAAAGGCATGCTGTTGTGGAATCTAAGACGCAGTGGCGGCAATGTTAAAAAATACACTAACAATTACATCGACACTGCCGGCGATAATCCAAGAACCAGTGCAGCTACACTAGCAGGTTCAGCATTTGTCAGCGGGGCTGGGTTAGGCATGAGCGGCTACTATCCAGATCGTTGGGTCACTGCTTCCGGTAACAACGAAGACGGTTCGGGTTCATTTGGTCGCAAGGCACAGCGCAAAGTAGTTACACAGGCCCTGAAGTCAGTGATCGACACTAGCCAAGAGATCCGCGATGAAGAACGTAGAAACTTCAATATCATAGCCTGCCCTGGATATCCAGAAGCAATGAGCAATTTGGTTAACCTAAACATTGACAGAGGTATTACTGCGTTTGTTGTAGGTGATACACCATTGAGACTGCCTGCAGATGCTACTTCATTGACCAACTGGGGAACCAATGCAGAATTGGTCACAGACAATGGCGATGACGGTATCGTGACCTATGACGAATATTTGGCCACATACTATCCAAATGGATTTACCACAGACCTAAGTGGAGCTAACGCCGTGGTTCCAGCAAGTCATATGATGCTGAAAACCATCGCACTCAGCGACAACGTCAGCTTCCCATGGTTCGCACCAGCAGGTACACGACGCGGTGGTATTACCAATGCCACAGCAGTGGGTTATATTGATGCAGCTACAGGAGAATTCCAAACTGTGGCATTGAACGAAGGACAGCGTGATACACTATATGATCTCAAGGTAAATCCAATTCCATTCTTTAATGGTGTAGGATTGGTGGCCTACGGTCAAAAAACTCGTGCAAGAAACGCATCTGCACTGGATCGTATCAACGTAGCACGTTTAGTGGTGTATCTACGCAGCCAGTTGAACAAGTTGGCTCGTCCATATCTGTTTGAACCCAACGACAAGATTACCAGAGACGAAATCAAGCAGGCCGTAGAAAGTTTGTTACTAGAATTGGTAGGATTGAGAGCACTCTACGACTTTGCAGTTGTGTGTGATGAAAGCAATAATACTCCAGCTCGTATTGATCGCAATGAATTGTACGTTGACATTGCCATTGAACCAGTGAAAGCCATTGAATTCATCTATATTCCATTGCGTATCAAGAACACAGGAGAAATTTAAAAATGGCAATTACATCGCTTAACAACATTGGTATTCCAACTACCAACGCGGCAGGCAGCACTCAGGTGCTGTTGATGCCGAAACTGAAATATAGATTTAGAGTTACACTGTTGGGATTTGGAGTTGCCGCAGCTACTGAACTTACCAAGCAGGTGCAAGATGTCACTAGACCTAAAGTGACATTCGAAGAAATGGCCCTTGATGTCTATAATTCCAAGGTAAAATTAGCCGGCAGACACACTCTGGAACCAATAACACTTACATTACGTGATGATGCTAGTGGTCAAGTACAGAAATTAGTCGGTCAACAGATCCAGAAACAATTCGATTTCATGGAACAGGCGTCTGCACGTTCGGGTATTGACTACAAATTTACCATGCGTATTGAAGTACTAGACGGTGGGAATGGTGCGTTGGTACCAAGCACTTTAGAGACATTCGAGCTTTACGGCTGCTTTGTACAAAACGCAGATTATGGCGACGCTAATTACAGTACCAACGAGCACATGACCGTGGCTCTTGCTATTGTATATGACAACCTAGCACAGTTTGCAGCTGGTGCAGCATCCGTAAGCCCAATTGGTGGAATTGGCGCAGCAGTAGGCAGAACTATAGGTGCAGCTACCACAGGTGCTTCTACAGCACAGGGTTAATAATAACCACATCCAAAGCCCGATTAAATCGGGCTTTTTTTGTGGCATAAATATTTGTATGGCAAATAAATTCACGAGATATCTATCAGATTTTGGTTCCGGACTGATCGAAGGATTAACTAAACCCAAAGGTCAAATGGCAGACTATCGCCACGCCACTAGATTATTTGTAGACAACGGCCTGCGACTGTCCCCTAAGACCAAATTTTTGTTTTATGTGAGATTTGAGTTTGAAAACACTGTAAGGGGCATGAGTCAGTTTACTGCCAAACATCAAAATGAAGCAGGCCTATTGGTAAAGTCTGTGGATCTACCAAAATTTAATTTTGATTCAGTGGTGAAGAATCAATACAATCGTAAAAAAATTCTATACAAGCAAATCAATTATGAGCCTGTAAACATCGCTATGCATGACGACAGTAATGCAGTAATCAATGCCATGTGGGCTCTGTATTATGGTTATTACATAGCAGACAGGCATTTACCCGATGCTGCATACAGTTCTACACATCTAAGAGCAACAAGCACTCCTCAAGATAATTTTACCTATGGCATGGACAACAAGATATCTCCTCCTTTTTTCAAATCGGTGACTATCTATACCATGAGTCGACGAAGATTTGTAGGATACACCCTAGTCAATCCTAGGATCAAATCATGGAGTCACGGTGATATGAACTATTCTGTGTCTGAGTTCAACGAAAGCACTATGACACTGGAATATGAAGCGGTAAAATACACCACAGGTAATGTATCAGTAGGCACACCGAAAGGATTTGCCACTCTGCATTATGATACTGTGCCAAGTCCATTGAGTGTGGCCGGTGGCGGGGTTGCAACGCTCACAGGCGAGGGCGGAGTATTAGATGGTATACAACAGATATTTGGTGAAATAGGATCAGGAGCTGCATTTAATACTCCTGGAGGATTTTTAGGCACAGTGGCCAAGACCATTAACACTTATAAAAACTTTCAAGGATTATCAAAAGATCAGTTGGCCAGCGAAGCCATTAACATTCTCAGTAATCCTGCAAATATCACAGCAGCAGCAAGTTCGGTAGGCGGTGTAGTAGGAGCTGTTTTTCCAAAAAATTCCGGAACTGACATCACAACCACAGCCACTGAGAAAAGATTAACTTCACCTCTAAGAGACAGATAACATGGCCAGCAATTTACCCAGCAGTATTATAGAAGACAGTGCCGCAGGCACTAAATTATATTTCGAACGATACGGCGAAACTGCCTTGGAATTCCCCGCCAACGATGTCACTGCGGCAGTGAGTTTTTTCCGCAAAGCAGGTTTTGATATCGATGCGGCTAATACTTCAGCGATGATATTACTGAGACAGGCTAAGATTGACGGAACACCTATCGGTCAAATACTTGGAGTTTTTCGAGACTATTCGTCAATCCAACTTAATCAGATAGTAGCAGAAATACTCAATAATAATCGTGTATCAACTTCGTTGTTGGGGTTTCGAACACAAGATGTCAAACCCAATCAACTTAGAAACATAGCGGTGTAATGCCTAAATTTGCACAGGGTCGTTTTGAAATGAAAAATCCCAGCAAGTACGTGGGCAAAAAAACTCCATTGTCTCGCAGCTCGTGGGAATTTGTCTTCATGCGTATGTTAGACGAACATCCTGGGGTAGAAAATTGGGCCAGCGAAAGCATACAAATACCCTACCGTGATCCGCTGACCGGCAAATACACTATATATGTGCCGGATTTTTTTATTGTGTACAAAGACAAAACTGGCAAGAAACATGCAGAAGTAGTAGAAGTCAAACCCGAAAGTCAGACTCTGCGAGAATCAGTGGGCAAAAGCAGATACAATCAAGAACAATATATAAAAAACATGGCCAAGTGGGAAGCTGCCACAGCTTGGTGTAAGCAACAGGGGATTAGATTTAGAGTGGTAAATGAAGGCGATATTTTTCATCAAGGTGCTAAACGGAAATAAGTAATGTATGACTAAAAAATTAGAAGAACTGTTTGATCTAGAATCTCAACCCGAACCAGCCCCACCGCCTGCGCCCGTTCACGAAGAAATCACCAGTCTCGACGATCAATATCAAGCAGTGCAAAAGATAGTACAGACATTGCCGCAGATACAAGAACTAGATAATCTCGACGAGCAAGAATTAGATCAGTTGGCAAAAAAAGCCGAACAGGCCTACGACGATCTCATGGATTTGGGCATGAATGTAGAAGTGAGATACTCCGGTAGGATATTTGAAGTAGCCAGCTCAATGATGGGCAATGCTATCACTGCCAAAAGCAACAAAATAGAAAAGAAGCTCAAGGCAATAGATCTACAGTTGAAAAAACTTAAAATAGATAATGATGCTGGTGTAGATCCCGGTAATGTAATAAACGGACAGGGCTATGTGATTACAGATCGTAATGAGCTGCTGAAAAAATTAAGCGGAAAAGCATAAATACTCATATGAAAACTTTTAAAGAATATCTCGTCGAAAACAAAAAAATCTACAGCTTCAAGATCAAAGTTGCGGGCGACGTTCCTGAAAAATTCCAAGAAGCATTGAAATCAAGATTGGATAGCTGCAAGGTTATGACCTTTGAAAAACTCATGACCACTCCTATACAGAAACTGCCGCTGGATTTTCCAGGTAAAGAAAACATGCAGGTCACGGTGTTTGAAGTGGTCTGCGAATATCCTACAACACCTCCTGAAATTGCCACACATGTCAAAGCCATGGGCATAGACGAAGACTGTTTCCGTGTGCGGAACAGTGGCGAACCTACAGAAGCAGATCAAGTATTGTTAGACAACGAACCCAGTGGTGACGCCATGTTAGACGAACAGGACATGGACAAAGGCGCAGGAAAAATCAAACACAAAGACTACTTTGGTGATGATTTCAACAAGGGATTTCTAAAAGATCTCGACAAGGCTGCAAAGACACGCAAAAAGGACGGAGTGCAGACGGAATATAAGCTGCCTAAGACCAAAACAGACAAAGTTGGTGCTAAAAGCGCCTTAGGGAGTTAATAAATGAATTTCAATGAATTAATGCAGAGAATGAGAGAGCTGGATCAGCCAGTAGTGCAGGCCGAGGCTTGCGGAGATCCAATACCTCCTATG